CGATCTAGGAATCTCGTAGGAAGTCAACGAAAGTTTGAGTAATTTTTGCCCTATTAAAGTCTTTGATCGTAGGGATCAAGGCATTATAGAGTTTCGAATATGTTTGGAAATCAAGAGCCATAGTTACCTCATAGTCTTTTTTGCGTACTCTGGCTCAACTCGTGTATATTTTCAACATGAATTTGCTTGCTTATCCTAATAATTCATCTTGGGTAAAAATTCGTGAGGCACTATTGTAAAGAAAATAGTTAATGTGCAGGCGAATATGACCCTTTTTCCTCAACTAGCTGATTCATATTATGTAGATGGCGACAGTAATATTTTGAAGCGAATAGAGAACGATTATAACAAATACATCACGATTAATCAAGCCTATTGGGCTGAAGCTGATACAGATAATAGATACGCTGCGGGCGATCAGTCATTGACAACAGATTGTTATGGAAATATTCCTGTACTAAGGCGGAGACAGTTTTTCTTCAATAGGACGCGTAGAGTGGTCAACATGATCACTGGCTATCAACGCCAGCATCGAAAATCTACCATGTGCGAGCCTGTGCACCCCGACGCTCAAGCCAACTCTGATCAGTACACGAAACTTCTATATCACGTGAACAACAACGGGCGAATCCTAGAGACCATTTCAGAAGCTTTCGAGGGCGCTGTCATCTCAGGGATGAATTTGCTGCAGGTTTACCTGGACTACACCAAAGACCCTATAAATGGTGATATTCAAGTTGATAATATAGGGTATAACGCCTTTATTATTGACCCCTACTTTCGCAAGTCTGATCTCTCAGATTGCCAGTCGATTCGTACACGTAAGTATGTTTCAAGAACACAAGCTCAATCCCTACTTCCAGGGCGAGAAGATGAAATAAAGAATTTACCAGGATGGGGGAATAGAGATGGAAAATTTCAATTTTTACCAGAGTCCTACGCCTACACACAGCAAGACTTGCTAACCTACGATGAATATTGGTATTTAACAGATCGTAAGCAAAAACTCATTGTAGATACGGAGACAGGGGAAAGCATCGAGTGGAAGGGCGAGGACGATGACCTAGCATACTTCATGAAGATGTATCCACAAGCCACTACCATCAACCAGCAAGTTCCCACAGTCAACCTCGCTATCGTAGTGCAGGGCAAGGTATTCTATCATGGCCCCAATCCTCTTGGCCTTGACAAGTACCCATTTGTCCCTGTCCTAGCCTACTACCATCCTGAGATAACCTACTTTCCTTGGCGCGTACAGGGTGTTGTGAGGGGCATTCGTGATGCTCAATACTTATACAATCGAAGAAGAGTAATTGAACTTGACATGCTCGAGAGTCAAATAACTTCAGGGTTCAAATATAAAGAGAACGCTCTTGTAAATCCCAAAGACGTATTCCTTGCAGGCCAAGGTAGGGGGTTAGCTCTCAAAGCTGAAGCTCAGATGACAGACGTGGAGCAAATTCTACCTCCACAGATTCCCCCTTCAATGATTCAGTTGTCTGAGTTGCTTGGTCAAGAGATTTCGCAAATATCTGGAGTGAACGAGGAGTTGCTCGGTAGTGCTGAAGATGACAAGGCGGGGATTCTCTCAAGGTTGCGCCAGGGTGCAGGACTTACCACTCTCCAGATTCTGTTTGATCAACTAGACCAGAGCCAGAAATTGCTTGGGAACATGTGCATTGACCTAATTCAAAATAACTGGACGCCTGGAAAGGTAGCGAGGATTCTAGGCGAAGAACCTGCTCAAGAGTTTTACAACAGGGCATTTCTAAAGTACGATGCGATAGTTGAGGAAGCTCCTTTAACCTCTACACAAAAGCAACTGGCGCTTCAACAGGCTTTGTACCTAAGAGAGATCGGGGTGCCTATCCCCACATCGTACCTCATCAAGAACATGAACATCCCTGATAAGGACGAGCTGATCGAGGAAATCAACGCACAAGAAAAACAAGAGCAAGAACAGCAACAGCAGATGGCGCAGCTCCAAATGCAGCAGATGCAGGTTGATAATGAGACCAAGATGTCTTACTCAGAGGCACAGCATAGTCTAGCTGCCGAGAGAATGAACAAGACCAAACTTGATGCTGCGTTGTCAGCGGAGAGAATCCAAAGAGCAGACGAAGATCGTACAGGCGCTTTGTTAAACCTCATTAAGGCTGCGCAGGAGATCAAAAACCTAGACATAGACCAACTACTCAAGGCTATACAGATACAGCAATCCCTGGCGAATCCAGAAGCGTCAGCTCTTGAAGCGCAAGGGACAAAGGCAATTACGAAGGTGCAATCTAAACCAATGGAAAATCAAAATGCTTTGTGATGCGTGTGTTGAAATCGTTCTAAAAGCTCTTGTTCGAGAGGCGGGTTGTATTACCAATCTTTTAGGTAATTGTTGCACGAATAAAGAGTGCGAACGCAGTCGTCTCATGGATGGTATCCATAAGTTCACCAAGCCTAATCCTGATGCTCGCAATGAGTATTCTGCTTTGAAGGATCTTGCAAAGAACGAAAATAGTGTATAAACAATATTTATTTGTTTTGCTCTTGAGTTTTAAACATATAGTATTGACATTTCGCATTGTCTCGAGAGAGAACATAATCTCTCATCTTTCTCCATAAGTTTGATGTATATGGATTTTTAGACATAAATCTTTTTCTCCTCTGAATAATTTTTCTTTCTACACCCTTCTTTTTTTTCCTGCTATACAAAAATAAATCTTGTTGATACGTTAAAAACAAAATTCAAATTCCACTAGGAGGGATTATGAAAGAGAAATCAACAGGCTTTGGACATGACAAGACTTCATTTGCAAATATGCCCCAAGACGTGCATATGACAGCGTATCCTAAGTCGCCACACATTAACACCGAGATGGATGACACCATTAAGGGCATTGATGATACCGCAAGTGGCAGCATTGCAAAAGTTCGTAAAAACCTGAGTCATCAAAAATAATATGACGATGTTACGTCCTGGTGGAAAGGCAAAGAAGATTGCTGACAAAGTAATGAAGAGCAAGAACGTCAAGCTTCCACCTGCAAAGAAAAATCTTAAGAAGGTGGGGTTCGTAGGCCCATCTTTACAACATTAAGGGCGGCAAGGTGTCTAGGATGGACTTGACTATTCGTCCAGTAACCAATAGGCGCTTTGCCCATGTTTAGAGGATATATGCGAGGTCATAACGACGAAGCAGCCGACAAGAAAATGTTTGGCAAGATGCTCAAGAAGGCCATGTCAGGGAGTAAGGTGGCAGGTCATCTCAAAGAAGACATTAAAGAACAAAAGTCTGGAATCAAGAAAGACAAAAAGCTCATGAAATCCATGAAGCATGGGTGCAAGTAATGCCTAATTGGATTCAAGGAGCCATAAAACACCCTGGCGCTCTCAAAAAGAGCCTTGGAGTGAAGAAATCTGGCACCATCTCTGTCAAAAAGCTCAATACAGCCGCCAAGAAGGGTGGGGTGATGGGAAAAAGGGCTCGACTAGCGAAAACTCTCAAGTCTTTTCATGGCTAATCCTACATTGAGTGATAACTGGCACACAATTGAAGAACTTGAGCCCAAACCAGATGACAAGATTTTAGTTGAACTCAATGGTTGTAAGGTCATGGATTACATGATAATGATAGTAAGAGAGGGTGAAGGGTTGGGACACATAAAACGCTGGAAAAAAATAGGTATAAACGATGCCTGATGCTAATGACCCAGTCTACATGTTCAACAAACATGGCTCTAAGGGGAAGAGAGTAGGTCAAGCCGCTATTGACCTTCTCTCAAAAGACCAGCCAACGTACACCGCTGGTGAGATCCTCGATGGTTTTGGCGATGACTACGTCAAAGAGATGGAAGTGGCTGTCAATCGTGGTATCGAAAAGTTTCAAGATCCTTTCTATGTTCTCGTTCTTACGAAAAAAGAACCATGGATGACCAATGTCATTCGAAATTATTTCGCGGTACGTCAGACTGCGCCATACGCTAGAGACTTGATCGCTGAATACAAGCATCACACTAAAACTCTTTACATCGTCAATGGGAAGAAAGGGCAGATCAAACTATTGTGGTCATTGCCAGGATGGGAAGACTGTAAGGTTGTATCTAGACGCCCAGACATATACGATCCAGACCTTGTATCATGGATTCGTAAGGCTCTAGAAGGGAAATTGGATAGAGATAAGTATTCATTCGATGAGGCGGCGTGATCGAAGCTGCATACGCCCAATTCTCTTCTCTAATCTACCTCATGGCAGAATTTGATCAGGGGATGTCAGGCGTTGCTATTGTTTATGCCTTCGCTCTTAGGATTCTTCTTTCGTAGGAAGCTCAGGTAGTGGCATCCAGTGGGTTATGTGATAATCATTTCCCCAACAACCAGGGTACAAACTCCACCATTTGCCTTCTTTAATTTTAAAGTCAACTTCTAATCGAAAAAGACCAATTTCTCCACCGCCAAATTCTGGATCATAAGCAAGAACTTCTACATCATATTTAGGCAATCGATCCTTTACGCTAACCCATTCCATGCTCAGGTCCAGCATAATGATCTTCAGTCAGACTCACCCAATACGTCCAATCAGGACCCATCGGCCCATTAGGCTCTCCTGTCATTAGGATACCTTGTGGTTGTTTGTCAGGTCTTGGATTTGGATCATCACAATGTCCTGTAGGGCCTCTAGCGTTCTTAGTTCTAACAACCCAAGCTTTTGGCCCTTCGGGTGGCCCTGCCCATTCTGAGCCATTTCCTCCAGGCATTGAGGGCCCACCCTCTGAGCTTTCAGCGCCATCAAACTGTGTCAACGCCAGTCCTAACGAAGCCTGCGCACACATAGCCATGAGGGTCAAAATCAAGTGTTTCATGTAAAACCTCTGTTAAAGAAATGAAGCATACCATCCCTACTCTTTCATGAGAATATAAAGAACAAATTTAGAATAGTAGACAAAATTCTTTACATATTATATACAGAAATTACTTGAACAAAATATTCGCTTTACTGGCGTAACCAGGATGTCCAGGTAGTTTTTAAGCCGTAATAAGGGTTCGCAGCCCAAGGATTGTATATGACTGATGAAGAAAATTTGAGTGTAGTTAACGAGGAAGTCACTCCCCCTGTTGAATCAGAACAAGAACAACCCGACCTACAGGAAGATCAAGAAGTTGCTCAAGAGCAGCCCCAGCGCAGGGAGTCTGATCAAGAATACAACTGGCGAGAAACCCGCAGGAGTATGGATGACCTACGAAGGCAGAACGAGGAACTTAGGTACAAGGTCGACCAAATGTCGGCTCCAAAGCCTCAAGAAGACCTTTTAGCAACTCTTCGCAAAGATGACATTATTACTGTCGAGCAGGCCGAGCGCCTAGCAGAAAAAAAGGCGAAAGAGATTGCAGAGAAAGCAATTCGAGAGCGTGAAGGGCAGATGATGGGTGAGCGCCTTGAGGCTAGGTATCCAGATTTCGACCAAGTAGTCAACCAAGAAAACATAGAAATATTACGAAATCAAGAGCCTGAGCTATTTGCCTCTGTACAAGGTCTTGCACACGATCAATATGCTCAAGCCGTGGCAGCTTATAAACTTATAAAAAGAGTTGGTATTAAGGGAGATTCGATTGAGATGGCAAGAAATAAAGCCAAAATTGCGGAGAACTCCAAAAAACCAGTTCCAGTCCAGACGGTGACGAAACAAAGTTCTGCTATCGGCGATGTGCATAGGTTTGATTCAGGGTTGACGCCAGAATTAAGACGCCAACTTTACAAAGAGATGCAAGACTCTAGAAAAGGATTTTAGTATTCAGGTTTAGTATAAAAGGATACTAAATTGTGAGTATAACTACTACAAGTATGTTGAGCGCGCCCGTCCAACAGACTTATAGTTTCAAACTTTTGAGCGTGCCAGTCCCTTACATGATCTACAAGATCCCGGCAGAATTAAAAAATATGCCACGTAACGGCGGTCGCTTCTTAAGGATGAGACGATACAATCCATTAGCAACAGCACCCGTACCCTTGGGTAATGGGGGAATGGACCCGCCACCACAAAACGCTTCCGCTATCAACATTGATGCCGAGATGCAGTTCTATGGTACATATATTGTTTTAAATGAACAAGTAAGTTTACAAAATCAAGACCCGGTCATGAACGAATTGGCCATTAGGCTCGGTAGACGATATGCCGAGGATAAATCCTCTCTGATTGACTTGGAGTGCCTCCAAGCTGCGGCTTGAGGTTAACAAGGGGCAAGATATGAAAAAATGTGAACATATCAATATGAATCAGCCAGAACCTCTTATGGTTGTTTCTAGTGTAGGCGTCAATAAGCTTGAAATAAAGTATATTGATGTTCCCCATGAAGCATATGTCCGCATGATGGAAATGTCATATCAGCCTGAACGACTAAGTGAGAAGAACAATCTAGATCTTAAAAATCCATTAGAACCAGTGGAAAAAATGGGATTCCCGAAGTTCGAGCATTCATCAAAAGAAATGAATGATCAATGGGTACTTGATCCAAATTGTATGCGATAGTCTGATCCACGACAATATATGAAATCGTGGAGGGAGATCCGAAGAGGTTTCCCCGCCATATATCTTTAACTTAAGACTATATGGTCACAAAAGTAACAGAATGGTGTCACTAAGACAAACTGAAGACCAGTTAATGCGCGATTGTTTAGTAGCGACCAGTGCCTTTGTGAACTGTGTGAGCGGTGTAGATGGAGATATTCCTACAGAGATTACTAGACAAGATATTGATGTTGTAATCCGAGCTTTGAAGAACAATTCTGGCTATGGATTCTTGACAGGTATCGAAGGCGAAAATCGTTTTGGAACCGCTCCAATTCGCGACGCTTACTTTGCACTTGGGCACTCGAATATGATCGGGCAGCTTGATGCTGTTAATGGGTTTAATTCCAAATGGAACTATCCGAATCAACAGAATACTTTGGAATCAGAATGGTGCGCTATCGCAAATACGCGTTGGCTGCTATCTCCAGTGGGTTCTGTAACACAAAATGGTTCTGCAAATAACCAGGACGTCTATAATAATATTATTTGTGCCAGAGAGTCCTTTGCAGCTATTGAGCAAGATGGGTATAGCGCGACTTTCCTGTATCGTCCGCCTATCTACTCGTCTGCACTAGCTCAAAATTGTTCTTTGGGTTGGAAAATGGCAGAATGTCCCCGAATATTGAACGATGCGTGGGTGTTCAACCTTCGCTGCACGTTGGCATAAGGAGGAAAATAAAAAATTATGAGTACACCACTTAATGCAACTTTAACAGGAACTTTTGTATCTACAGGGGCAGCTTTCTTATTGAATTTGCCTACTGGGTACGATCGTATCGATCTCATCAACATGACGGATATTGGTAGCGCAGCTGCTGCCACGCCAGTCATGAAAGCCACAGGTACGTCAGATATGGCCGCAGGGTCAGCTTTGGTATCTCTAAAAACCAATGGGGCCGCTACTATCGCTCTGGAAACAGGCATTGTAGCTGATGGTTTCACCTTTATCTCTGATACTGGTGGACTGGCTATTGGGCCTACCACAGTTCTTACCGCGAGTACGAACGTCATTGGACCTGTAGTCTCAACCGCTACGCCTGCCGCAGTTGGTCAGGTTGTACGGTTGTATTCCACAACGACAGCCCTCCAGCTTGCCGGTATGGATTATCAGGTCACAGCGGTCACGCCAGGCGTCGATATGACACTTGGTAACGTTGGTACTGCTCCAGGCTCAGCATCCACGGCAGGGTCCTTTAGGATCATCAATGCTAATAGCCGATTCTATCCTCGCACGAGGTACATCAGTGCTATTACTGCGGCCGCCTCAGCTGTTATCACGACAACTGTGGATCATGGATACGCAGCTGGTCAAAAGGTTCGGATCTATATCCCAAGATTCTGGGGTATGACCCAACTCAACAACCAAGTCGCTACTATCACAGCAGTAACTGCCTCGACGTTTACGATCAACGTGGATACCTCCACCTACACAGCGTTTGCCTATCCGACAAGCGCACAGGCAGGGGCTGGGGTATCTTTCCCTATCGTTGTTCCATTTGGCGAAGACATCGTCGATCCTTATCAAAACCTTCTCTCTGATGGTGTACATAACATCTCAGAAACAGGGGTTGTGATAGGGACGGCTGTACAAACCACAGCGAAAACCTATCAATGGTTGGCGCGTAAGGGCGTGACAGTCTAATACCTAAAATAGGTATATTTTGGCCCTCTCAGTTTCACGAGAGGGCCTTTTCTTCAGTAGAGGTTTGCTCCCTTCTTTTATGTTGGTTTTTAGCGCCACAAGAACGACTACAGGTCTGTTTCTCTTGCGTACCTCGATATGTAAAAAATTCTTTGTTACATATCGGACATGTTTTCTTAAGAGTTTTTAAACCTAACCGAGAACAAAGTCTAGAACAATATAATGGGGAACCAACGCAATTAGTCTTAAATGGTTTTCCACAAATAGTACAAACGCATTCTCGAACAATTCTTTTTTTAGCATGAATTCTAGAGTGTTCTTTAGCGGTTAACGCCTGAAGATTTTCAATTCTATTATCTGTTTTGTCTTCATTGACGTGATGAATAACCGTATCTTTAGGCAATGGTCCATTGGTTTTTTCCCAGATTTCCCTATGTAAAAGTCTTTGCTCACGATGAACGTAATAACCGCTTACGTATGAGTACAATCTTCCGTCATACTCGATTACTTTTTGCGCAGTTGTCATATATCTCCAATCTTGCATAAAAAATATTCCAACAAAAAGTTTCCATATACTCTTGAAGGCCTTTTTTTATCAACAATTCCCACATGATCCTAGATGAAGAATACATATATATAATCTTCTTCTTCAGACGTTGAGCATCCTGTTCACATCTCTCTCAGAAATCCAAGTAAAAAAAGTTTCTTTACCATTTAAGACTTATATGAAATATTTCAGTTACAACCCAAAACTGAGGTATTTCATGCCGAGAACAAAGAAAAATATTGTAGAGAAAGTAGAAGAAGAAAAAGTTGAAGAAGTTGTCGAGCGAATTGTCGAGAAACATATCGAAGTGGTGAAAAGCAAGCGGGAAGCCTGCATGGATCGACTACGCCCGATCATAGAAGAAGAGCTGAAGTTGGTTCGCGGAAGGTTTAGGAATTACGAGGATGCTGGGTCAATGGCTCCTATCTATGTCAAAAAGTACCCAGGAGTCCCAGAATTCAACAAAAAAATGATCGATGGGCAAATCTACGAAATCCCTCTTTATGTAGCGAGGTTCCTCAATGGTGTTGATGTATTGGCAAAAGGGGCAAATCAAAAGATTAATACCTGTTCAACCCCAGTGCACACATTTGTGCTTGAGAGTGGACAAGAGCCAAGAAAAAATCTCGATGAGTCTCAAGGAAACTTTAAGGGAGCTTATGTCGACGTTACATCAAGAAAACGAAGATATGGCTTTGAGTCTATGGAGTTTGATACGTCCGCTGGCTCAAGTTTTGGCGCATCTGCGGCCTAAGATGTTTGTATGAGTACTCCAGAATTTTTCACCCCGTGGCAGAACGTGATAGAGTCTGCCACCCAGGCAAATCCTTGTGTCATCACAACAGTTCGAGACCATGGGTATTCTGATGGGCTTGTAGTGTCATTTTTCGTTCCACGCCAGTGTGGGATGTCACAACTACACAACAAGACTCTCCCTATAACTGTCATCAATGCGACAAGTTTTTCAGTGCCGATTGACTCAAGAGGGTTTGACCCTTTTATCACCATCAATCCCGCGATCGTTGAGACATATAGATATTTGGCGCAGGTACTCCCAACTGCAGAAAATGCTCTCACGTTGTCTCAGGCCATCAATAATAATAATAATAATATATTCCCTGAAATATATGCTCCCAATGGGTAAATATGCCTACATTAATAGACATTAGAAACAAAGTAAGAAGGGTTACAGGTAAGATCGGTGATAATGAAATTACGGATAATCAAATCGACGCATACATTAATAATTATTACCAGTACGATTTTCCTGCAGAACTAAGGCTTCAAAATACACGATTTACATATCAGTTTGTAACAAACGCAGGCTATCAGGTTTACGATTTTCCAACTAACATATATCTTGAAAACATGCCTCCTGTTTACGTTGGGGGCTATCAGGTTTACTCGACACAGAGCAGAGAGGATTTTTATAGAATAAATCCTCAGTTGAACTTTGTTGAGCAAAACGTTGATGTAGGGAACAACACGACAGGGCCTTACCAGTTTATGCTTAACAACGCTTCAATTTGTAGGGGGTGGAAACCTAATCCTCCAGGAGCATATAGCAGCTCTACCTTTAAAGATATTGCCGCCCCATATTTAAACTGGAAAGTTTTAATCTATGGAACTGACGCAAATGGAAACAACGTTTCTCTCGTAGATGATGGGGGAGGCTCAACAGCAACTGGATACGGGTTGCTTTTTGATCCCAAAGTCAACGTAAATAATAATCTACCAATTGATCCCTCAACCGATATAGGTGTCGCTAGAGGCGTCATTGATTACACGACAGGAAGGGTTGATATAGGGATAGGGGCATTACTAGGGTTTAGCACTCCTATTGCCAATGGCGCATCGATTAACGCACAATATGTACCATACACACCTAGTCGACCTCAAAGTGTTTGCTTCTATCAAGATCAATTTATATTTTGGCCAATTCCAGACCAGGCATATACCGTCAGTTTTGAGGCTTACAAGCAACCTACTGCCATGATCAATGATGGTGATAGTCCACAATTGAATGAATGGTGGCAGGCTTTAGCTTACGGCGCATCTGACAGAATCTTCGCTGATACTGGCGACCTTGAAAACCTTCAGAAATTTCGCCCTCTCTTGGATGAGCAACTTAAACTAATTCAAAGAAGAACTATCGTTCAGCAAACTAGCGAACGTACAGCCACAATTTTCACCCAGCAATCCTCTCTAAATACTTACCCATTTGGCAGCTATTTTGGGGGTATTTGATGGAGCGGGAAAATCAATTCTGGATTCAGTCGCATCTACCTACAGGATACGGGTTCCAAAGGCCAAAATATGTAAGGCAAAAGGTCATCCCTGAGTCTGAGTATGACACTGTAAAGGGCATGAGATCAGAGGGGAAGTCACCCAAGGACATTGCGATAAAATATTGTTGCTCGACGCACTCAGTTAACAAGGTGCTTAAGGCGATAGGAACTTAATCTTTTCTTCAATAGCCTGATGCGTTAGTTTAAAAGAAAATATTAACATATCAGGTTATGAGGAAAGATGACATATTACCCCTTAATCCCCCAGGCTGGGGACATACCATCACAGTCTCAAGCACAAATTCTTTCAAATTTCACTGAAATTGATACAGATTTTGGCAAAGATCACGTTGCCTTGACAGATGCCACAGTGGCAAATAGAGGGTTTCACAAATATTCGAGATATCAATTACAGGCTACAGGTCCAGCGACAACAGTTAATCAGGTCGCTCTCTACTGTAAAAACGATGGTGTAGCTCCTAATCTTTATTTTAGAAGATCAAATATACCAGCAGGTGGTGCAGAGATTGTAATGACTGCCAACGTCACGCCTGTAAATGCTACAACAGGGCAATCTTTCCTTCCTGGCGGCATCATCATGAAATGGGGTCAATTTACCATGGTTGGCTCGCCATACGTATATACATATCCAGTAGGTATTGGTGCTTTCCCAACTGCGACTTTGTGTGTATTGGTCTCTCCATTTCTAGGCGCTCCTCCAGCAGTTATACCAGTAGTCACGGCGTGGAATAACCTTAGCTTTACAGTCGCCGCTAACCCTGGGCAGGCTCTTACATACATTGCGATAGGTTCCTAATGGGATACACGCCGCACTTCATCTCGTCATTCGAAGACGACTCAGGGCAGTATACGTATTACGAGCCCTTCCTCATCCCTGAAAAAGCTTTCCCTGTATTGCAAGATGCTTGGTGCTTTAGAGGGAAAGTCATTAAGAAACAGGGTTATAAACTTATTGGAAGGCTTCAGAGAGATCTAACTGCTCTTTCAGGAACTTGGAATATCACGTCGCCAGGTGCGGGCGTAGTCGTATCGAATGTCTTCACAGGATTGGGTCTTGCTGCCACAGAACCTCATGCACAAATATTACCAGGAACCCTCGCTGCCCCCAACATCATCAACATTGGTGGTGCAATAGGCGAAACGCTCACTGATCAACATTCTAATGGTGTCCTTGACGTAGCTCCTGGTGTGGCCATTACCGCAGCTTCCCTGAACTATTCAACTGGTGAAATCACAATGACTTTTAGTGGGGCCTATGGAGCTTCCGCTACAACGTTCACAGGATCATACTATCCTTGTCTTCCAGTTATGGGGCTCAGGACTCGTGAAACTACCTTGGTTAACGAAGAAGACACCATCGAGTTCGATCGGAAATATGCTTACTACTACGACTATGGTGCGCATAGATTTAGGGAATTGACGCCAGGCACTACGTGGCACGGCACAGATTCTGAGTTGTTTTGGACTACAAACTATTGGAAGACTGCCGCAGGAAATAAGATCTTTTGGGCTACCAATACTCACATGTCTGGTGCTACACGTGATCCAATGAGATTTCATGACACCCTAACCTGGACTCCCTTCGCCCCTCTCACAACTGCCACTGAAACTCTCTATAACGCCTATATAATTCTTCCCTACCATGATCGACTTCTCATGATTAATACATGGGAAGGAACTACAGTGGGAACCATCACTGCCGCGACAAACAATCAACAGACAATTCGATGGAGCATGCAAGGAAATGTCCTCGATGCAAACGCCTTTCGAACTGATTTGGTAGGATATGGGGGATTCCTTAACATCCCCACAAGCGAAGTCATCGTTGGCGCAGCATTTATTAAGGACACACTCCTCATCAAGTGCGAACGATCATCTTGGAAATTGGTATACACCAACAACGAGGCGTTGCCATTCATAGCCCAAAAAATTAATACTGAACTTGGCTCAGAAAGTAGGTTCTCCCTTGTCCCATTCGATAAGGGTGTATACGCAGTAGGCAACTATGGCATCACCACTGACGACTCTGTAAACGTTGAGAGAATTGACCTTCAAATTCCTAATACTATTTTTGATTTCAATAACGATAAACAAGGAACTTCAAGGATCTGTGGGATAAGAGATTTCTATCATGAGACAGTCTATTGGAACTATCCAAAATCTGCACAGAACCCAACATTTCCCAATAATGTCTTACTGTATAATTATCGAAATGAAACCTACGCTACCTTAACAGATAGTTTCACAACATTTGGATATTTCCAAAACATAAATGATCAGACATGGGCAGATCTTTCAGGATTTACCTGCGCTCAATGGCAGGCAGCGTGGAATGCTGGGCTAACGCAATCCTTTTTTCCTGAAATCATTGCCGGTACTCAGCATGGTTTTGTAGAAATGATCATGCAGGACGATCAATATCTCAATGACCCTTCTTTGTACATCTCGGCTGTCGACTTTACCCTTCCAATGCCTCAGTTTACGATACCTAACCACAACCTTCAATCTGGGGACATAGTCTCTCTGAAGGGAGTTATAGGGGAACCAGGAATTGGAACAGACCCAGCATTATTGAATGATCATACTTATTTAATTAGTAAGATTTCAGATAATATAATTACTTTACAATACTATGATGTAACAATACATTATCCTTTCAATCCTTTCATAGACATTATATCAGCGGGTTTCGCTAATCCTGCGAGTGTATACATAGGTGGGGGTGTCGTACGAAAATACAACAATTTCAAGATCGCCACGAAGGTATTCTCTCCATTCTATGAGGCAGGGAATCAATGTCGTATTGGATACATTGATTTTTTCCTCACAAAAACAGACACAGGACAGTTTACCTCTGATGTGTATGTAAATGAGAATGATACTCAATCAGTCACGAATCAAAGGTTTGTACAGAATGGGACCAATGTAGTTAGGACAGGTCCTGAAAACCTTGCCCTTTTACCTTCCCAGGCAGCACAGAAAAAGATCTGGCATAGGCAATTTGTAGGTGCTGTATCGCAGAATTTCCAGGTTGTGATGACTCTTTCGCCAGAACAGAATGCCAATATAGCTTTCTATGCCCAAGCTTTTGAATTACACGCCTTGAGTTTTTACCTATCGCCTAACGCGAGGTTGACACAATGACGTACGGGCCAGACAATACTCGGTCTGCATTCTTATCAGTATTTGAGTATTTACCAGATGATGAAAATGAACTCAGGATTAAATTGAGTTCGATTCACACTGATGTAGCAAATGCTGTCAATGTTAGAGAAATAGCTCTGTATCAAGATGGGCAACAGGTCCCTACTGGGCAACAGTTTTCGATCCCTGGTGTTTCAGCAAATAAGCGATATGCCTTTAGGAAGACGTTTTATTTTGGCGCGATTGCTACAGGAGCTACCCTAAATATCGCTCATGGCCTTACGAATGTCTTGATTTTTTCAAAGACTATTGGAGGCTGTACGACAGACGCCCCAGACTATCGGCCTATCCCCTTCGTGTCTGCCACGCTGGTAACTGATCAGATTAGCGTAAGGGAGGATGCAACGAATGTCATCGTCGTGAATGGGGCCACAGCACCAAATATTTTAAATGGGATTGTTATTGTTGAGTACCTCTATGCGTAATAAAAACTATTTGATAATGTAGGGAAAACACAAGGATAAATTGATATGGGTTGGAAAGATTATATTCCCGGTATTGGTCCCGCTCTTATGAAACGCCGAGCACGTAAGAAAAAAGCTGAAGCAAAGCGAAAAAATGGCGGCAAGACTCCATCGCATTTTAAGATGAGGGGACCTACAAAGAAATATTTTGAAGGAAAAGAGCCAGTAACCTATGAGGCAGGCAAGAAGTACTCTCGATTGATGAAGCTTCGGAATCTTTCTGATCAGCAGCAGCATCTCCTTGACAAGTTCATGGAGCACGTGCAACCAGAGCAATTCGACAAACCCTATGGTTTTCGAAAGGGCATGGAGGCTCTTCGGCATGCTCTTGATTACAACCAAGTATCTCCTGTTGAGCAAGAAGGATCTCAGTATCTTCAAAATGTCATGAACCAACCTCTTCAATCTGATCCAGAATATCTTAGGAATTTGGAAGCTCAGGGAATGAGGCAATTCAATGAGCAAATAATTCCAGGGTTGTCTGAAAGATTCTCAGGGTTAGGAGCTCTTAATTCATCAGCGTTTCAGCAGGCATCAGCTCAGGCTGGCGCGTCATTGGCAGAACGACTAGCGTCATTGAGGGGAGAATTTGGGCAGAATGAACGACAGATGGGGCTACAGCAGCAACAGATGGGGCTTAACGCAGCTAATATGGCCATGGGATATGGAGAGTTACCATATCAACGAAATTATCAGAGAGCAAACATCGCTCAAGGATTAATGGGTCAATCACTCATCCCGCAACAGTATCAAAATGTATACGATCAGCAGGCGATGCAGAGACAAATGCAACAGAGATCTGCTGTGCTAGGTACACCAGCATACTCATACATGAACATCATGCCAGGAACAAAAAAAACTGGGCCTTTGGCGTCGATGATGCCTGGATTGGCGACAGGTATAGGGGCGGGTATAGGGGCGGGAGTTGGGAACGCGATTATTCC